ACTCCGAAGAAGAAGCCGTTCTTCTGGCCTGAGCAGATTGCAGGCTTTGAGCATATGTACGACGGTAACGACGATTACCCATACTACCTGCTCAATCGCACTGACGAAAATAGTGGAGACCTTCCGACTCAGCCGCTGGCATATTATGAAAACCCGGAAGTGCCGCAAGCCAACGCCTACATGCTGGAAGCAGCAACCAGCGCAGTAAAAGAGGTTGCCACTCTCGGAGTTGATACAGAAGCGGTAAATGGCGGACAGGTTGCGTTTGATACCGTCAATCAACTGAATATGAGGGCTGACCTTGAGACATACGTGTTTCAGGATAATCTGGCTACCGCCATGCGCCGTGACGGAGAGATTTACCAGTCGATAGTTAATGACATCTACGATGTTCCTCGCAACGTTACGATTACCCTTGGGGATGGCAGCGAGAAAGATGTTCAGCTAATGGCTGAGGTTGTTGACCTTGCTACTGGAGAAAAGCAGGTACTAAACGATATCAGGGGGCGCTATGAGTGCTACACGGATGTTGGACCATCATTCCAGTCCATGAAGCAGCAAAACCGCGCAGAAATTCTTGAGTTGCTCGGCAAGACGCCACAGGGAACGCCAGAATATCAACTGCTGTTGCTTCAGTACTTCACCCTGCTTGATGGTAAAGGTGTTGAGATGATGCGTGACTATGCCAACAAGCAGCTTATTCAGATGGGCGTTAAGAAGCCAGAAACGCCCGAAGAGCAGCAATGGTTAGTAGAGGCGCAACAAGCCAAACAAGGTCAACAAGACCCGGCAATGGTTCAGGCTCAGGGCGTACTCCTGCAGGGGCAGGCTGAACTGGCTAAAGCTCAGAACCAGACGCTGTCCCTGCAAATCGATGCAGCTAAAGTCGAAGCGCAGAACCAGCTTAACGCTGCCAGAATCGCAGAAATCTTCAACAACATGGACCTCAGTAAACAATCTGAGTTTAGAGAGTTCCTTAAAACCGTTGCTTCATTCCAGCAGGACCGCAGCGAAGACGCTCGCGCAAATGCTGAGTTACTCCTTAAAGGCGATGAACAGACGCACAAGCAGCGAATGGACATTGCCAACATCCTGCAATCGCAGAGACAAAATCAACCTTCCGGCAGTGTAGCCGAGACACCTCAATAAGAGAGAGTTAATCATGGAACCAACCACCGAAATTCAGGCAACTGAAGACTTAACCCTGTCCGGCGATCATGCAGCGGCATCTGCTGATAGCTTAGTTGTCGATAATGCCAACGACAATGCAGGTCAGGAAGAGGGCTTTGAGATTGTCCTGAAGGACGATGAGACAGCACCAAAACAAGACCCGGCAAAGAACGCAGAATTCGCCCGCCGCCGCATCGAGCGCAAACGACAGCGCGAGCTTGAGCAGCAGATGGAGGCAGTTAAACGCGGAGAATTGCCGGAGAGTTTACGGGTAAACCCTGACCTTCCTCCTCAGCCAGACATTAACGCCTATCTGTCAGAAGAAGGCCTGGCTAAATATGACTACGACAACAGCCGTGCGCTTGCCGCTTTCAATGCTGCTAATACCGAATGGCTAATGAAAGCGCAGGACGCCCGCAGCAATGCCGTAGCAGAACAGGGCCGCAAGACTCAGGAGTTTACCCAGCAATCAGCGCAATACGTCGAAGCTGCCCGCAAACACTATGACGCGGCGGAAAAGCTCAACATCCCTGACTATCAGGAGAAAGAAGACGCATTTATGCAACTGGTTCCGCCTGCGGTTGGGGCCGACATTATGCGCCTGTTCCCGGAAAAGTCCGCCGCGCTCATGTATCACCTGGGGGCAAACCCGGAGAAAGCCCGCCAGTTACTGGCGATGGATGGGCAGTCCGCGCTGATTGAACTCACTCGACTATCCGAACGCTTAACTCTCAAGCCTCGCGGTAAACAAATCTCTTCCGCTCCCCCTGCTGACCAGCCTATTACCGGTGATGTCAGCGCAGCAAATAAAGATGCCATTCGTAAACAAATGGATGCTGCTGCGAGCAAGGGAGATGTGGAAACCTACCGCAAGCTAAAGGCAAAACTTAAAGGAATCCGATAATGGCTTTGAACGAAGGTCAAATTGTTACACTGGCGGTAGATGAAATCATCGAAACCATCTCCGCAATCACTCCAATGGCGCAGAAAGCCAAGAAATACACCCCGCCTGCTGCTTCTATGCAGCGCTCCAGCAATACCATCTGGATGCCTGTAGAGCAAGAGTCACCCACTCAGGAGGGCTGGGATTTAACTGATAAAGCGACAGGGTTACTGGAACTTAACGTCGCGGTAAACATGGGAGAGCCGGATAACGACTTCTTCCAGTTGCGTGCTGATGACTTGCGAGACGAAACTGCGTATCGTCGCCGCATCCAGTCTGCCGCTCGCAAGCTGGCGAACAACGTTGAGTTGAAAGTCGCAAACATGGCCGCCGAGATGGGTTCGCTGGTTATCACCTCCCCTGATGCCATCGGCACTAATACCGCAGACGCCTGGAACTTTGTGGCCGACGCAGAAGAAATCATGTTCTCCCGCGAACTTAACCGCGACATGGGGACATCGTACTTCTTCAACCCTCAGGACTACAAAAAAGCGGGTTACGACCTGACCAAGCGTGACATCTTCGGGCGTATTCCTGAAGAAGCATACCGAGATGGCACCATTCAGCGTCAGGTCGCTGGCTTCGATGATGTCCTGCGCTCTCCGAAACTTCCTGTGCTGACCAAATCCACCGCAACTGGCATCACTGTATCCGGTGCGCAGTCCTTCAAGCCTGTCGCATGGCAACTGGATAACGATGGCAACAAAGTTAACGTTGATAACCGTTTTGCTACCGTCACCCTGTCTGCAACTACCGGCATGAAACGCGGCGACAAAATTTCGTTTGCTGGCGTTAAGTTCCTTGGTCAGATGGCTAAGAACGTACTGGCTCAGGATGCGACTTTCTCCGTAGTCCGCGTTGTTGACGGTACTCATGTTGAAATCACGCCGAAGCCGGTAGCGCTGGATGATGTTTCCCTGTCTCCGGAGCAGCGTGCCTACGCCAACGTTAACACCTCGCTGGCTGATGCAATGGCAGTGAACATTCTGAACGTTAAAGACGCTCGCACTAATGTGTTCTGGGCTGACGATGCTATTCGTATCGTGTCTCAGCCGATTCCGGCTAACCATGAACTTTTTGCAGGTATGAAAACTACCTCATTCAGCATCCCTGATGTTGGCCTGAACGGTATCTTCGCTACGCAGGGTGATATTTCAACCCTGTCCGGCCTGTGCCGTATTGCGCTGTGGTACGGCGTAAACGCGACACGACCGGAGGCAATCGGTGTTGGCCTGCCTGGTCAGACTGCGTAACTAACAGGGGCTGCGGCCCCTTTCTTTATGGAGTGGCTATGAAAATAGCAATCTATAAGCCCGGTGGAAGCATCATGGTATGGGGCGTCATGGCTCAGATGAAGGTCATCGACTCCAGCGAACTTCCGGAATATGTCAAAGATGGCTGGCTTGATCATCCATCAAAGCTGCTGCCCGTGGAAGCAGATGATGTTAAGCCACGCAAAGGCCGCAAGCCTAAGGCGGTAAGCGATGCAGATAAAGACTAAAGGCGATCTGGTCAGGGCTGCGCTTCGTAAGTTGGGCGTGGCATCAGATGCAACCCTTACCGATGTCGAACCTCAGTCTATGCAGGATGCCGTTGATGATCTGGAAGCGATGATGGCGGAGTGGTATCAGGACGGGAAAGGCATCATTACCGGCTATGTATTCTCAGATGATGACAATCCTCCTGCTGAAGGTGACGACCATGGCCTTCGCTCCAGTGCAGTCAGCGCCGTATTCCATAATCTGGCCTGCCGCATTGCTCCTGATTATGCGCTTGAGGCTACTGCCAAAATTATCGCCACTGCTAAATACGGAAAAGAGCTTCTCTATAAGCAAACCGCCATTTCCAGAGCCAAACGAGCGCCTTACCCGTCACGCATGCCGACAGGCAGTGGAAACAGTTTCGCCAATCTGAACGAATGGCATTATTTCCCCGGAGAACAGAATGCCGATTCAACAACTCCCCATGATGAAGGGAATGGGTAAAGACTTCAAGAACGCCGATTATATCGACTATCTGCCAGTGAATATGCTGGCAACACCCAAAGAAATCCTTAACAGCAGCGGCTATCTCCGCTCATTCCCTGGCATTACCAAACGTTATGATATGAACGGCGTATCGCGTGGAGTTGAGTACAACACCGCTCAGAATGCTGTTTATCGTGTTTGTGGTGGCAAGCTCTACAAAGGAGAAAGCGAAGTTGGTGATGTTGCCGGAAGTGGTCGCGTATCAATGGCACATGGTCGGACATCACAGGCGGTAGGCGTTAATGGCCAACTGGTCGAGTATCGCTATGATGGCACGGTTAAAACCGTCTCAAACTGGCCTGCAGACAGCGGATTCACGCAGTATGAGTTAGGTTCAGTGCGTGACATTACGCGCTTACGTGGGCGTTATGCGTGGTCAAAAGACGGCACTGATTCATGGTTTATCACTGACCTCGAAGATGAATCGCATCCTGACCGCTACAGCGCACAATATCGCGCAGAGTCGCAGCCTGACGGCATCATCGGCATCGGAACATGGAGAGACTTCATCGTCTGCTTTGGTTCGTCAACGATAGAGTATTTCTCCCTGACAGGCGCAACCACCGCTGGCGCTGCGTTGTATGTCGCACAGCCATCGTTGATGGTACAGAAGGGCATTGCCGGAACATACTGTAAAACGCCGTTCGCTGATTCATACGCCTTTATCAGTCATCCGGCTACTGGCGCACCTTCCGTCTACATCATCGGTTCAGGGCAGGCATCGCCAATTGCGACCGCCAGTATTG